TCAACACCTCGCCGTCCTCACCTCCCACAGCCGGGCCGGTGTCTGGGCGGTACTTCATCGTCGGTCAGACCCAGAAGGGGTCGACCACCCCCACCGTCATCCGCTCCATGCGGGAATACATCGCCGAATTTGGCGCCCGCACGGGTGGCTCGGCCATGTACGACGCGGCCGAGCTTGCCCTGCGCTCTGGCGTGGCAGAGCTCGTCGTCACCCGCGCCGTGGGGCCGTCGCCGGTCAAGGCCAGCCTCAACATTGACACAGGGAAGATCGTCGTCACGGCCAAGGACTTCGGCGCGTTTGCGAATTCCTTCACGGCCGAGTGGGTCGACGCCGACGATAAGCTCGTCGTGGTCACCGACGTCGGCACCGAGTCCTACGTCGGCACGACTGCGGCCGAGCTCATCGCCGCGGCTAACGCTTCCGACACCATCGTCGTCACCTCGTCGGGCACCCTGCCGTCGTCGAATCAAGCGGCGGCCAACCTGACGAGCGGCGCGGATGACTACGCTAACGTCGTCTGGGCGACCACCCTCGCTACGATCACGCCCGACCTGGGGCCTGGCGCTATCGCCACCCCCGGCGTCGCGCACGGTGACTCGGGGTCGGCGCTCGCCGCACACGCCTCCACTAATGACCGTCTCGCTCTGCTGACGGTGGCGTCGGGCTCGAGCCTGAGCACCGCGACCTCCGCGGCCGCGACGATCCGCGGGTACACCGGCAGCACACACGCCGCCTTTGTGTGGCCGTATGTCAGCGTCCCAGACGGCACCGGCGCCCAGCGTCTCGTCGATCCCACGGCCTTTGCTGCTGGCCTGCGCGCCCGCGCACACGCCGTCGGCATCGGCGAGTCGGCGCTCGCGGAGCGGTACGCGCGCCAGGTCGTCGACGTGGCCCCCGAGATCGCCACCACCTCGGCTGACTGGGTGACCGCCAACACCGCGCGCATCAGCGTCGTCCGCACCGTGGCCGGCGTGACCCGCCTCTACTCATGGCAGACGGTCGCAGCGTCCAAGACCAACCTCCTGCCGGCCCAGTACCGCGACATGATCAATGCGCTCGCCTACGGCGGCAGCGTGATTCTTGAGTCCTACGTGGGCCAGCCCGGCACCGCCGCCACCTACTCGGCAGCCGCCGGGGAGCTCTCAGGCTTCCTGTCCGGCTTTGCCGCATACCTCCAGCCGCGCATCTCAGGCGGTGTCCAGGTAGACCCCGGCTACGTCGTCTCCGTCACCGGCGGCGCCGACCCGGCCGACAACCGCATCAGCGCCGACGTCTCGATCCGATTCGCTGAGTCGGTCGAATTCGTCGACTTCACCATCGCCGTCGGCGACGCCAACGCCGTCATCTAAGGAGATAAACACACATGGCTAACTACGTTTCCAAGAGTCGCCGGAAGGTGACGGTCTCGTCCATGCCTGGCGTGTGGATGACGGCGTCCGATCCCTCGGCGTCGCGCACCAATCAGATGCGGCGCCGCGGCGCTGGCGAGAACATGGAGGTCATCACCTCGCGCCTCACCTGGGAGTCCATCACCCTGACTCGCATGTGGGACGCCGACACCGATGAGACGGTGTGGTCGGAGCTCAACCGCGGCAACGCCTACAATGACACCACCATCACCTTCACCGATCTCGACTCCGACGGCATCCCCGTCGGCTCTCCCGACTCCTATGCCGGGTGCGCCGTGGAGTCCTTCACTCGTACCGGGTCCGACGCCAACGCCGACGATGAGATCGTCGAGCTCACGGTCGTCTGGTCCGTTCCGCGGAAGGGCTGACCATGAACATCGGGGAGGAGATTCGCCGCGACATCGCTAAGCGTCAGCGGCGGACAGTCGAGATAACGCATCCCGAGGTGGGGTCCTACACGGTCACCTACCGCGTCCCAACGGATCGCAGCGAGGTCGCTCCGATTCTCAAGCGGGCCGAGATGAATAAGAAGGAGGCCGGCCTAGCCGATGCCTCCATCCTGGCGCTGTGCTGCATGGAGATCAAGCGGCTTGGCGAGCTCGTCGCGGACGACGAGGGTAACCCCCTGACGTTTCGTGACAAGCAGCTCCAGGACTGGGTCGGCGCTACGTCGTCCCGCGACGCTGTCCGAGCCTTGTACGGCTCTGACGGGTACGTCACCACCGTTGCTAACCGCCTCTTGGAGGAGGCCGGTTATGGCAAGGACGACGAGGTGCTCGTCGAGGACCCTACGTCGCAGAGCTGAGTCGACACCCCGTCGTCATTACAGCTCAGAGATTCGCGGCGGCTGGCCTCGGCTCGGTCTGGGATGTCCTAGACCGGGCCGAGGCTGACCTGCCCCTCATCGTCGCTCTCACCGTTGCGCGCTCGCGCGACCTGGAGGAGCAGCGCAAACAGGCCGGGAGGTGAGCACACATGGCAGCGGATGAGTTGCGCGTCAAGATGCTTGCCGAGGATCGGCTGAGCGATCAGCTCAAGGACGCCAATAAGGCGGTGCGAGACCTCCGCAAAGAGCTCAAGGCCGCTGGCGACGAGGCGGAAAAGTCTGGCGATTGGTCAAACTACGAGCGCATCAAGAGAGACTTTGATGACGCCAGCCGATCCGCTGGCCGATTGCGAGGCGAGCTCGCTAAGGTGCGCCGCGAGATCAAGGGCACCGGCGACCAGACGGTCAAGTCATCGGGCCTCATGCAGAACGCATGGAAGAAGCTCCAGAAGGTCACTCAGTCGCCACTATTTACGGCCGTCAGCATCGGCGCCGTGACGCTCTTTGCCAAGGCGGCTATTCAATCCTTCGCCGAGGTTGAGGACGCCACATCCGCTCTGCAGTCGACTTTTGGTGAGAGCGGCGACCGGATTGTGGCATGGGCCAATGAGACAGCCATCGCCTTCAATCTGTCGCGCCGCGAGGCGCTGACCGCGGCTCAGACCATCGCCGTCTTTGGCGACTCCGCTGGCCTCGCCGGCGAGGAGCTGGAGACCTTTGCAATCTCGCTCACCGAGCGGGCGGCAGACGCCGCGTCCTTCTTTGGTGGCACGACCGCAGATGCCATCACCGCCTTTGGTGCGGCGCTGCGCGGTGAAAATGAGCCCATCCGCAAGTACGGCGTCCTGTTGGACGATGCCACCCTGCGCGCTAAGGCTTTCGAGATGGGGCTCACCGAGGCCACCAATAAGGCGCTCACGCCGCAGCAGAAGACACTTGCCGCCTACAACGTCATCATGGAACAGACCACCCGTGTTCAAGGCGACGTCGCTCGCACGTCTGACTCGATGGCGAATCAGATCAAGCAGTCTCAGGCACAGATGGAGAATTTCAAGAGCACCGTCGGCGAGACTCTTGCCGTCGGATTGGCTCCCATCCTCCAGGCGCTGAATGGCGTCCTGTCGACATTCAATGGACTGCCCCAGCCCATCAAGACTGTCGCCGTGGCGATGGGTGTCCTAGGCACCGCCGCCCTCATCCTTGGCCCGCGTATCGCAGCCATCACCGCAGAGATGCGCGCAGCAGGAGTGACCGCGACAGGCATGACGTCCAAGATGAAGGGCGCGGCGATGTTCTTGGGCGGACCCTGGGGTGCAGCCCTTGCTGTCGCCACCATCGCCCTGACCCACTTCTTGATGGAGCAGGCCGAGGCCAATGCCCGCATCGACCAATTCGCAGACAGCATCGACACCACCACAGGCAAGCTCAATCAAGCCGGCGTGACTAGTGTTGCCGAGACGCTGCTCGGAGACATCAGCGAGGACGACTGGAAGCTCCTAGAGCAGCTTGGCATCACCATCGACGACGCTACCGTCGCTGTCATCGGCGGCGCTGACGCCTTTGAGCGTTTCCGCGAGCAGAAGGCCGCGGCAGTCAACAGCGCAAGCATCGGCAAGGAGCGCGAGCTCCTGTCCATCCTTGAGGGAAACGTCATGGGCCTGCGCTCCGAGGTCCAGCGCGGAGAGGCCGCCTGGCGTGCCGCTCAGCGCGCCCAGGAGGTTGCCGCTGCCGGTTATGACGACACCGCCGACTCGGTGGGCGGCGTGACGCGGCAGCTCGTCCGCGCACGTCCCGTGCTAGGTGAATACAGGGACGCCGCATACTCAGCTTCCTACGCCGCCGCAGCACTCAAGGTCGCGAATCAGAACGCTGCCGACGCTACTGACCGCCTGACTGGCGGGCTACAAGGACTCCAGGCGACGATCAGCGAGCAGCAAGCCCTCGCCGCGTATCAGACATCTCTAGAGGCTTTCATCGCGGAGCCCAGCGCCGAGACTGCGCTCGCCGTGAGTGCCGACATGGCGACGGCCGCTGCCGCGATCCAAGACCCCGGCGACCGCGCCAAGTTCACTAAGCAGGCCATCGACGACATCCGTACCGCTGCCAGCGATGCGGGCATGAAGCTCAACCCCGAGCTCGACAAGGGGCTAGGACGCGCCCGCGGCCAGGCCCGTCTCCTAGAGACTCAGATCGACCGCGCCGTCCGCGCCCGCGTTGTCGACATCACCCTGCGCTTCACCGACTCCCGCAACACCTACGGCGGGACCACCGGCCAAGGCAACGGTCAGCGACACGGCGGCTGGGTGACGGGCGCTTACGGCGGCCCCACCTCCGACCTAGTGCCCACGGCGCTATCGCGCGGCGAGTACGTCCTGCGCGGCGGTGCCGCCGCTGCCCTGCGCGCCGCCATCGGTGACGCTGGCATGTACGCGCTCAATCACGCCGACCGCTCCATGCCGTCCTTCCTTGACTCCCCCGTGCCCCCCATCGCCCTGCCTTCCGGCGGTGGGTCCGAGCCTGCGCTCGTGGGCGCGGGGGCTCCTGTCATCAACATCGGCGAGATCAAGGCCGACAGCGGCATCGACGTCCAGTCCGAGGTCCTGTGGGCGTTGCGTCGCGCTGACCGAATCAAGCGGGAGCGGTCTTGACGACTACCGTGAGAGTGCCCGGCTATCAGTCCGAGGTGACCCGACAGGTGCGACTCAGCGCACCCACGGTCGGACAGGTCGTCCTTCCGTGGTGGCCCGACGAGATCGCCTCCGGCAATCAAGCCGGCGTCTATGAGACCCAGGACCGCCCCGGCCGCTCGCCGCTGCTGCTGCGCTCAGGTGACCCGCTGCCCGAGCTGCGCGTCGGCTGCATCGTCGCTACTAATAACCCTGAGCAGCCCGGCAACGTGGGCCAGGTCATCACAGCCCTGCGGCGCATGGCCGTGGTCAAGAAGCCCGTCACGGTCAAGCTGGCGAGCCGCTCAGCCCGCTACCGCATCACGGACCTCGGCATCACCGAGCTCGACTGGGATGCCAGCGGCGAGCCGTCGCAGGCAGAGGTGTCGCTGACCATGACGACAGCCTCCGACGCCGCGGTGCCTGTGGGCCCGATCAAGCGGAAGCCACGCCGATGAGTGTCCTTTTCACCGACCCCAGCCCTGACGGTGTCCCCGCACCTGAGCCGCCTGCCGGCTTGCCCGACTATGAGGCCCTGTCCCCTGCGCGCCGTTCCCCGCAGGTCCGCGAGGCTCAGCGCCTCGGCTCGCGTCGCCCCGACCGCCTGCCTAAGCAACCCTCGGACGCCTAATGGCCGAGCGCAAGCCCCGCGCCGACCTCGTCCGCGTCGCGTCCAAGAAGGTCGCCGCACAGGTGGCCGAATTCATCACCGACATCACGCTCGACTATGCGCCGGGCCAGGTCGCTGAGCTGTCCCTGACTGTCGCTGACCCGACGGGCCGGCTAGACAACAGCCCTCTCGCCAACCTTGGCACCACGGTCACCATGACCGACGACCCCGCCGGATCGTGGGAGGTCGGGAGCATTGACGCCGTCTACGCCGCCGGCATCACGTGGACCTACCGCTGCCGCTCCAAGCTCGCCAAGAATCTCCGCACCCGATTCAAGGCAGGGGCCGAGGTGAAGGTGTCACCGACAGAGTGGGTGACACGGCGGGTCAAGGAAGCCGGTGGCCGCACCGTCTCCCAGCCCTCGTCCAAGCGCGTCGCCATCGGTCAAGGTGGCAAGCAAGACAGGCAATCCGTCCTCGACGTCATCACCGACCTAGCGTCCGAGCTGGAGTGGGCCTGGGTCGAGCACGGCAACACCTTCTATTTCGGCGACCCGTACTGGGCGCTCCAGGGCGGCACCCGCCTGCCGCTGTGGCCGGTGACCTGGAAGACCAACGTCCGCAGCGACGCCCTCGCCATGTCGGTCAATCTGTCCGACGACGACACCGAGACCCGAGGCACCCTAGAGCTGTCCCTGCCTAACGCCTACGGCCGGCGCCTGCGGCCGTGGCACCGGGTCCAGCTCAAGGACGCCGGCCGATACTCGGGCGTGTGGCTCGTGGACTCGGTGTCCTACCGGGACGACGACTACTCGGCCGTCGATGTCTCGTGCTCGCTGCCGCGTAAGCCTTCCAAGAAGGGCGGCAGCACATGAGCCTCCGCACAGGATTCAATCGCGGCACCGTCACCCAAGCGACCTCGGCTGGCGTGTGGGTCCAGATGCCGGACCTGTACGGCAAGGCCGAGATCGGGCCGCTCGACTACATCGGCCCCAAGCTGCGGCGCCCCGCCCGCACCACCTCGTCCGCCAACGGGCCGGACCCGCACACTCACGACATCGCCCAGGTTGACAACGTCGCAGACCGATTCGCCAGCGGCGACCGTGTCCTCGTGGCCTCAGTCGGCCCCGGCGACTGGGTCGTCCTCGGCCGCATCGAGACAGGAGCCAACGCATGAGCGCCACGCTCGCGCATCCCTTCCGGCTCGACAGCGCCGGAGGCGTCGCCATCGTCCCTCAAGGCGGCCAGCGTCACGCCCTAGAGGTTGTCCGCCACGTCGTCGCCTGCCGCATCGGTGAGCGTCCCCTCGCCCCCGAGTGGGGCCTAGCGGACCCGCTCGCCGACGGCGTAGACGAGGCCGACGTGCGCGCCGCTATTGACCTATGCGAGCCCGACATCGCCGTCTCTGGCGTGACCTTGACGCCCCGCGACGCAACAGACCTAGACATCGTGATCGACGCCGCCTGGAGGGCATGACATGAGCGACCTCGGCCTCTCCCGCGTAGAGCTGACACCCGACGACCGCGACCCACAGGCGACCTTCGACGCCATGCTCGCCACCGTCCAGGCAGCCCTGCCGACGTGGGATGCCCGCAACGGCGCACTTGAGACGGTCCTGCTGGAGGCGTTCGCGACCGGGGCCGCTGACGTGATCTACGCGCTCAACCGCCTGCCGGGGCGCATCGAGGAGGACATCCTCGCGCTGTACGACGTCGCCCGCTACGCCGGCGCCGCAGCCACGGGCACCGCGGTTATCACATGGGATACCTCCCGCACCGAGACAGTCACCGCCGGCCTGCGCTTTGCCGTCCCCGACACCGACATCGAGCTAGAGGTCACCACCACCACGACCGGCACGGGCGCCACCTTGTCCGTCCCTGTGCGCGCCACCGAGGCAGGCTCGGCGGCTAACGCCGTGGCATCGGGCTCGAGCCTCGACGTCCTCGACGCCATCCCCTACGCCGTCTCCGTTGCCCTGTCCGGCACGCTCTCCGGTGGTGCGGACGCTGAGACGGACGCCGCCTACATCGACCGCGCCTCGACCCGCCTCGCCCGCGTGACGTCGTCCCTCGTCGTCCCCGAGCACTTTGTCTCCTATGCCCTAGAGAATCCCGCGGTCAAGCGCGCCAAGGCTTACGACCTGTGGGACGGCACCGGCTCGCTGTCCACCTCGGACCTCGGCTACATCACCATCGCCATGTACGGCGCTCAGGCCCAGGTCGCATCCGGCACTCGCGACACCATTGAGTCCGAGATGGCTGAGCGGGCCGCGTCCATGATCACCCCGGTAGTCATCGGCGCCACCCTGACCACGGTGAACGTAGCCGCCACCGTCGTCGCCTTGGCCGGGTATGACACCAATGACGTCCGCGACGCCTGCGAGGCAGCGGTGCGCGCCTACATCAATACCGACACCTGGGTCTGGGACGCCTCCGTCATTGACACCGAGATCGCCTCCGTCCTTGACGACGTGCCCGGAGTCGACTACGTCACCTCCGGCAGCGTCACCCCGAGCGGCACCACCACGATCACGACACCCGCTGGCCTTGCGACGGCAGGCACCGTCACGATCACGGTCTCCTAATGGGCGCCCCCCGCACCGAGTCCGAGGTCGAGGACTACGTCTACCGGCTGCTCCCCGACTACATCCGGGACGCCGACGCCGGCACCTTGGCGACCTTCCTAGGCAAAGCCACCGCCACGTCAATTGGACCGGCCCTGCGGCTCGCCGACGTCGGCGACCCGGACACTTCTGTCACCGGCACCGCTGAATTGTCCAACCCTGCGGCCGCCCCGAGGACGTGGCTGGCATGGCTGGCATGGCTCGTCGGCATCAATCTGGCGAACATCCCCGACGCCGACAAGCGCACCGCGATCTCGGAGTCCTCGACGCTGCAGCGCCGCGGCTCTAAGCGAGCCATCATCCGCGCCACCCAGCGCGAGCTCACTGGGTCCAAGTCTTGCCGTGTCCTGTGGAATCTGTCAGGGACCGACCCCTACCTCATCACCGTCCTCACCCTCACCACCCAGACACCGGACGCCACGGCCGCGCTCGCCGCAGCCGTGACCGAGAAGCCGGCCGGCGTCGACCTTGAGGTGCAGACCGTGGCCGGCGCGACATACGCCGAGCTCGCCCTCGCTTACGCCGACTATGACGCTGTTGACGCTGCCTTCACCGACTACGACGACCTCGCGGCCTGGGTGCCGCCGACCCCCTAGCAAGGAGACAACGTGGCGAACACCACCAAGGGCTTCCCCTACCCGCAGGGCGCCGACGCGGTCGATGTGGCAGGCGACATCCAATCGCTCGCCGAGGCCGTCGACGACATGCCCGGCGTCCAGTCCTACACGTCGGCAGAGATCAGCGCGCTCACAGCCGGCGAGAAGTGGGCCGGGCGCATCGTCTGGAATAGCACGAGCGGCAAGCTCCAGGTCTCCAACGGCTCGACCTTCTCCGACGTCGACACCTCGCTCGCCCTGTCCTCAACTACCCCCGCCGCGCTCGGTGTCGCGGCTGTCGGCACCGGGACCACGGCTGCTCGCGATGACCACGTCCACGCCACCCCAAGCGCCTCCGACGTGGGCGCCATCGCCAACTCCCTGATTGCGAACGCAAAGGGCAGCCTGATCACGTCCACCGGGTCAGCCGTGGACGACCTCACCGTCGGGACCGACGGCCAGGTGCTCATCGCTGACTCAGGGGAAACGCTCGGGCTGCGCTGGGGCGCGGTCGGGGGCGGCAAAGACGACGCCGACAACATCATCGCCGTACAGGTATTCGGATAAGGAGCAACGACACTCATGGCTACATTCACTAAGACCCTCCTGTCCGGTTCCACACGCGGCAGGGGCATCAAGGTCGCCGCGACGGCGACACCAGGCACGACGATCCACACGACGGGCACCTCGGCCACGACCATTGACGAGGTGTGGCTGTACGCCTACAATTCCGACACGTCGGCCCGCTTGGTCACCATTGAGTTCGGTGGCACGTCGTCGCCCGACGACCACATCAAGGTCACCATTCCCGCGCAGTCGGGCCTTGTCCTCGTCGCCCCTGGCCTGACGCTGACGGGCGACGGCTCGGCGGGACTGACGGTGGCTGCGTTCTGCGCGACCACTAACGTCGTCACCATTCACGGCTACGTCAACAGGATCGCCTAATGAGTAGGCGGTCACGTCTATTCGTTACGACAGCGGTGAAGGATTGGGGGCAGTCGCCGCTCAGTCGGGTGCCGGAAACGTTGTTCGCTGAATTCCTTGTCATCGCTGGCGGTGGTGGTGGCGGCGGCTTTCGCGGCGGCGGCGGTGGCGGTGGTGGCTACAGATCATCATTCGGTAGCGAGTCAAGTGGTGGAGGTGCAGCTGCAGAGGCTGGGCTACAGATCATAACCGGACAGACCTACACCATCACAGTTGGCGGCGGCGGTGCTGGTGGCGCTTCTACCAGTTCAGCAGTTGGAAACAATGGGACGTCTGGATCAAGTTCCGTGTTCGGTTCAATCACGAGTGCGGGAGGTGGATACGGTGGCTCAACTGCCGGTGGAGGTTCAGGCGGCAGCGGCGGCGGCGGCAGCACGGGCGCGACTGCCAACAATGGTGGAACAGGCACGGCGAATCAAGGCTATGCCGGTGGAAACTCAATTCAGTCGGGTGCGAACGTTGGCGCTGGCGGTGGCGGTGGAGCGGGTGCTGCCGCCGATAATGCGTCAACAGCCAATGGCACTAACGGCGGTGCTGGTATCGCATCAACGATTACGGGATCATCAGTAGTTCGCGGCGGCGGTGGTGGTGGTGGCTCCTATTTGGCTACAGGTGTCGGCGGCAGCGGCGGCAGCGGCGGCGGCGGTGCTGGATCACCAAACGCAAGCACTAACGGCGCAAGCGGCACTGTCAACACAGGCGGAGGGGGCGGCGGTGGTTACCAAAAAGCCGAACCAGCACAAGCACAAGGCGGCTCAGGAGGCTCAGGGGGATCAGGTGTTGTGATCCTGTCTATTCCCGAGGCCAATACCGCGTCCTTTTCTGGCGGCGTGACTCAGACCTCGACAACGTCGGGCGGTCGCCGCATCTACACAATCACCGCTGCCGGTGTCTCTGACACCGTGACCTTTTCTTAGGAGATACCTGTGGCTCATTACGCATACCTCAATGACGACAACGTCGTTACGCAGGTGATCGTCGGGAAGGATGAGGGCGAGGACGGCATCGACTGGGAAGCCTATTACGGCGCGGTTCGCACGTCGTACAACACTCACGGCGGCGTTCACGCTAACGCCGGGACTCCGTTCCGATACAACTACGCCGGAATCGGCTACACATTCAGCGAGGCCCCTGAGTGGGCGGCGCAAGGCGGCGCATTCATCCCTCCGCAGCCGTTCCGGTCGTGGGTGCTGAACCCTGACACGGCGCTATGGGATGCACCTACGCCGATGCCTGCCGATGGTGGCCCGTGGGTGTGGGACGAGGACACCCTGACCTGGGTGGAACTAACCTAGGGGTTACGGACAGAGTGGGATTGGGCCGCGCTTCCGAGCGATTGTGGCCCAAGGCCCACGCCCCCGCGTGTCGGCCTGGCCTCGATGTCGGACACCGCTGGGACACTAGGACTGCGAGCCGCTGCCGGTAGCCGTTCGCACCGCCGTCGGCCCCGCCTTGTGCGGGGCTGACGTGCATGTCGTGAAAGTAAGAGTTGACGATATCTGCACAGGCTTACCTGCGGCACGAGTGTGTCAATATCAGGAACACGGCTGGCCTTATTCCTGCTTATGCGCCTGAACTTGCCAGTTACTGCCTAGCCCCCGACAACCTCGGGGGCTTTGCCATGTCGTCAATTGCTGCATAAGCGACCGCACCACCCCAGCCCCCGAGAGTCGGGGGCTTTGCCATAAGGAGTCCACCCATGCCCGAGGGCGTGCACGTCAGCACCGAGGAGATGTTTCAGCTGTTGCGCCGTATTGACGCCACCGTCACCCGCATCTCCACGGCTGTCGACTCCCTAGACGACCGGGTCGCCGACCACGAGGCGCGGCTGCGCGTCATTGAGCAGCGCGAGGACCTCTCCCGCCGCGTCGGCGAGATTGAGTCCAAGCTCCAAGCCACCCAGTCCCGCGTCTGGGCCTTCCCATCCTTGGCCGGTGTCGCGGCCGTCATCGCCATCGTCGTCGCCGTCCTTGACCGCATCCCCGCATAGGAGCCCCGCATGTATGACGTCAATCCCCTCGGCACCACCCAGAGCCGCCACCCTTGGCGCGCCACCGTGCGGACCATCTTTGCGGCAGGCGTCGCCCTGCTCACCTTGCTCCCGGTGATCGCGGCCACGGCTGGCGTCGACACCGTGCCGGCCATCGCCCAGGTGCTTCTCGTTGCTGGCGCTGTCACGCGCGTCCTAGCGCTGCCTGGCGTCGAGCGTTTTATGGAGCTCTATATCCCGTGGCTCGCAGCCTCGCCCGCTGAGGGTGTCGCCGCGGACCTCTTTGACATCTTTGCCGACGAGGACGAGGACCTGCGCTGATGCCGCGCACCAACATCGCCGACGCCGCTGACATCCTGCGAGCCGCCGGTGTGCCCGTCATTGAGGAGAGGTACACCCAAGGGCCGTACAGGGGCAAGAGCTGGAAGGACGTCGGCTGGCAGGGACAGTCCTACCGCGACGTCAAATTCGTCCTCTGGCATCACGACGCCAGCCCTACGGGGGACAGCCCCGGCGCGCTGTGGTGGATGATGAATAACGCACTAGCCCCGGCCGGTTGCATCTGGGTCTGCTCGGGCTGCAACGGTAAGCACGCCTCGGGCACCTGGCACCTCATCGCCGCCAAGCTGAGCAATCACGCCGGCACCGGCGGCCCCGGCTGGGGCATCGGTAAGGACGCCATGAACGCCTACGCCGTAGGCATCGAGACCGATCACACCTACGGCGAGAGCTGGAAGCCCGCCAAGAAGCAGCAGCAGCTCGACTCACTACGCCTCGGCACGGCCGCGCTCATGAAGGCATACGGCCTCTCACCCAATCCGTCGCTACTGCGACACCTTGACTGGACTAACGGCATGATTGACGGCGTCCCGCGACTGCCGACCTTTGGCCGCAAGAATGACATCGACGGCGTCGACATTCACGAGGAGCGCATCCGTGTCGCCACGCTGATGCAGTCACTCGGCAAGCCGACAGCAGCCGACCGCATCCGGCGCCGCATTGAGCGCCTCATCAAGCAACGCGACAAGGTCAAGGCCGAGGGCGGAAACGTGCGCCCACTCACTCAGCGCATCCGCGCCCTGCGAGACAAGCTGCGCGGCAAGTAAGCCCACTACCGGGGAGGGAATGTGGCACTACTGCAAGACCTCAAGAATCTAGAGACTGCCCGCCGCAACGCCGGCGGGACTCGATGCACGGTCGCGCGCATCCTCGACGGTATGAGCGTCGAGGAGGCCGCGGCCCTCAATCACGTCATCGACCGCACAGACGTTTACGCCTCACAGATTGCCCGCACCCTGACCGAGAATGGTCACACCATTAGCGCGGGCATGGTGTCGCACCACCGTCGCCGACGACGTGGCGGCGGCTGTACCTGTCCCCTACCCGAGGCCAGCGCATGAGTCTGACCGACGAGCTGCGGCGCCTCGCCGAGCTCCCAGGGGCGACAGAGCCCCAACGTGCCCAGCGTCCCACCGCCCCGAGCGGCTGGGAGCCGGGCGTGAAGTACGACCCGAGCGGCGCCATGACCGTGACCGCTCCCCCATCGGGACCGATGGACACCGAGGACGAGTGGCGGGCCGCCGTCGAGGCGCTCGGGCTCGTCGTCCCCGACTCGTATCGCGTGAGATTGCTAGAGGCACGCTTCGATCCCCATGCCTGGACGCGCGACGCCCAGGGCGAGGACGCCGTCACGCGGCCCGTGTGGCGCTACCGCTTTGCAGTAGAGCCGCAACTCCGCACGGTGAACGCCGACGAGCTCATCGCTTCCATCCGCACACCCAAGAAGGCGACGCCCTCGGCCATCGAGGCGCCCGTCTATGTCGTCGCCCTAGCCGACACCCAGATCGGCAAGCCCGACGGCGATGGCACCGCCGGCACCGTGCGCCGCGTCCTTGACGCCCACGCCCGAGCGCTCGCCCGCTTCAAGCAACTACGCAAGCGCGGCCAGGCTGGCGAGGTCGTCATCGTCGTGGCGGGTGATTGCATCGAGGGCACAGAGTCACAGGGGTCGCGCTTGCTTGCGCGCCTAGACTGCGACGTCACCACCCAGGTCCGCATCTACCGCCGACTCTTGGCTGAGATCGTCACCGACTACGCCAATCTCGCCGACCGTGTCCGCGTCGCCGTAGTGCCCGGCAATCACGACGAGGCCAAGCGCGTCGGCGACAAGATGGCAACGCACTACACCGACTCCTGGGCGCTAGAAGGCGCCGCGTCCGTGGCCGACGCCCTGGACATCGCCGGATACGAGAACGTCGCTTGGATCATGCCGTCGCACGACGAGATGACCGTCACGCTTGACGTCGCAGGCACGACGCTCGGCGTCCTTCACGGGCATCAGACCCGAGGCAAGATGGACTCGTGGCTGGCCGCCCAAGCGCAGGGCCGCTACGCCATCGGCACCGCTGATCTCATTATCAGCGGGCACTATCACCACCTGCGCGTCCAGCAGCTCGGCCCGACGACGTGGATACAGACGCCGTCCCTTGACGGCGCGAGCCTGTGGTGGCGGCACACCGGTCACACCGACGCGCCCCCCGGCATGGTCACACTTCTCGCCGGCGGTGGCGCGTGGCAGTCATTGGAGATCGTCTAGGAGGCAGAGTGGACGTCAGACGGGGAGTGCTCGACGAGGCCGCGCGACTCATCACGCGCGACCGACAGTCCACACACGGTCCGTACACCGACGAGGCCAAGCGCATCGGGCAGCTGTGGGCCGCCATCCTGCGGCTAGACAAGCCCATACACCCGCGCACCGTGGCTGCCATGATGGTCGCGCTCAAGATCGCTAGGGCCACCTCGGGCACGGCTAACCGGGACGACTGGGTGGACATCGCCGGGTATGCCGCCCTCGCCGCCCAGATTGACCACGACCTCGGGCTTGACAGGTGAAGCTCACCCTCGCCATCGGCGGCGTCGAGGTCACCCTCTCAGGCTTAGACCTTGACTACGCCCAGGTCCGCAGCCTCATGCGCCACGCCGCCTCCATCGCCCTGGCCCTACCCCGCGACGAGCCCGACACCGAGATCACCGTCGAGCCCGAGCGACACCCCCTCGGCTTCACCGCCCACGTTGAGCTAGACCCCGACCGTGGCGGTGACTTCGGGCCTCCCGTCTACGACGACGAGGAGTAGCCCCCCAGACCGCGCCCCCGCTCCCCGGACCTCCCCGCCGGGTGAGCGGGGGCGCACCCCTATCTAGGCCGACAGCCGCGCCAACTTGAGCGCCGCCGACGCCGCAGCGAGCGCCGCCTCTGCCGCCTCCAGCGCGACACGCGACCGCTCGGGTGAGGCCGTCGGCGTGTCGGGCTGTGGCGTGTCGGGCGTGTCCGCCTTGGGCGTGTCGCCTTCCCTCAAGGCGAGGCCGTTGGCGACGTACCAGTCCTGTACGCGCTTATCGACCTCGTCCTGGTCGATGGGCAGATAGCCCCATCTCTCAAGCTGGAGCACCATGTCGCGATCACCGGCGAATCCGTCAACAGGCTTCCCCGCCTCCCGAGCTGCCGTCATGGCCTGCCGTATGTGCGGCCGTGAGTACCCCATGATCTATCCACTCCCCTCCTGTGGCGGGCCGCCAATCTGGCGACACACCTAGAGGGTCCTTGACATTTGACCGGTCAGCATTAGGTTTACCCCTTGACATAACTCAATGCCTCGCGGCGTGTCTGCCGACACTTTGTACGTTATCGGCGAACCCTCCACGTGGCCCAACGTAAGCCCGGGGGTGGCCTTGATGCCAGCACGACAAGCAACCTCTAAGCCTATTGTGACCAATTCGTCACAATTCGGACACCGCGAATAACCCCACCTGTCCGTCCTGTGTCCCCCCGCAGGACGGCCCCGGCGGGCGCGGTGACCCCCTGTCCACTCACCGCGCCCGCCCCCTTCCTAATCCGCTGGACAACGGACCCAAGGGGGTCGACATGGCACCACCTCAGAATCCCAAGAACGTCCCCACGGGCGGCTCAATGACCTACGCCGCCCTCTCGCTCGCAACCGATAAGCAACAGCGGGCCCTCTCCATGCTCAAGCGCACGTGTGGCAACCCCCCGACATGGGACGACACGTGCCGTCTCGTGCTCGGCCGCGACTGGGACGGCAGGTACGACACCCTGTCCGTCGCTGCCGCGTCGTGGCTGATCCACAACCTCCAGCGCGGCCTCGTCGAGGTCTCGCACAGTCCCGACGACTTGGTGGTGCCATGAGCGACATCGCCAAGGTCGAGCCCACGACGCTGGACTCTAAGGTCACCTACGCCAAGCACCTCGCACAGGCCGGACTACTGCCCAAGGCATACCAAGGACAGCCCGCCAATCTGCTGCTCGCGATGGAGTACGCCGACGCCCTCGGCATCCCCACGATGACCGCGATCTCAGGCGTCCACATCGTCGACGGCAAGCCCACCGCATCGTCGGGTCTGATGTCGGCGCTCGTGCGGCGCGCAGGCCACAAGTTGCGCGTCACAGGTGACGACACCCAGGCCACCGCCGAGATCATCCGAGCCGACGACCCCGACTTCACCTTCCGCAGCGTGTGGACGATGGAGCGGGCTAAGGCCGCGGGCCTCGCAGGCAAAGGCGTATGGAAGGCGTACCCCGCCGCCATGCTCAAGGCCCGCGCCATCTCCGAGGTCGCACGCGACGCCTGCCAGGAAGCCCTCAGCGGCGTCATCTACACACCCGAGGAGCTCGGCGCATCGGTCACCGTGACCGCTGATGGCGAGATGGCACCGGCCGACCTCGCACCCGAACCGGCCGACATCGTCGACGCCGAGGTGGTCGAGGAGGACACCTTGACCGACGACCGCGACTGGGCTCGCGACATCGCCACCGCCACAGACGTGACGACGCTGCGCGCCCTGTGGGCTGAGGCCAAGGCCGCCGACGTCCTCGACCTGTACGGCCAGGACATCACCGACAAGGTCGCCGCACTCAAGTCAGCGACACCCATCCCGCCGCCCTTCACCCCCGAGCCCGAGGCCGACGTCGACGTCGCCGCGCGGGTCGCTGAGGCGCGTGCCGCCCTCAAGGAGGCGACAGCATGAGATCAGCCGAGCGACGTTTCACCTGGGCGCTGATTGCTGGCGCCGTTGCCACCGGGCTAGGCGCCGGGCACACCGACGCCCCGCTCTATAACATCCTCGTCGGCATCGCTTGGGGCGTACCGGTGTGGATCGGCACCTGGGCGGTACTGGAGACCTTGCACTACCTCCAAGCCTCCCGCGACGAGGCCGGCAACATCAAGCCACCACCGCCGCGCTCCGCCACCGTTCACGTCATGTACGGCCGCCGCGAGGACCGTGACGCATGAGCGGCGTCGATGACCTCCTCAAGATGGCGGAGAATAATGAGAAGGCCGCCAAGATGGCCGTTGAGGCCGGTGCCCGATTCGGCTACGACGCCAGCCGCGCCGCCCTTGAATACGCCGACATCGCAAGGCAGCTCAGGCTCGCCGCTGCCGAGATCGCGGTCATGCCCGAGGACAGACAAGCGTCCTACGTCTCGCGCATGAAGGCCGCCGTATGGGCACGCCTCGACGACTCACCTGAGCTCGCCGACGATCACGCCGAGGCTCACCCATGATCGCCGAGATGGGCCTAGGGCTGATCCTGACGATGCCACCCAAAGCCAAGCCCAATCCCCCAGCAGCGTGCCGCGACAAGACCGCGCTGATGCTGTGGCGGGCAGGATTCCGCGGCCACAAGAACGCCGTCGCCTGGAGCATCACCCACCGCGAATCTAAGCACCGCAACCTGAACGAGTCCTCACCCTGGTACTCGGGGGCGCTTGGCATCTGGCAGGTCCAGACATCGGCGCACTCAGGTAACCGATGGTGGTCACGCGCAGCCATGCTCAATCCGGCACGACAGAGCCGCATCGTCTATCTGCACATGACTAACCGCGGCACCTATTGGCGGCCCTGGGGTCTGACCTCAGACGGCAACCGCCTTGACCCCAGCCACTACGCATCGTGGGGGCCGTCGCTGTGGGACGCCTGGATTATGCGGCCCTACTTGCACGCGCGCTCCATCTATCCCAAGGAGTGCGCCCGATGAGCACCCTCTACAACGCCCAGCAGATGGCCGCCGAGATCGAGCGCGTCATACGCAACACCCGCGAGGCCGTGCTTGCCGAGGAGCGCGCCCGAGTGTCGCGGCTCATCTTCCTCCACGGCAACACACTCGCCGACGCCAAGTGCGGCGAGGCCGTGCTGGAGCTTCTGCCATTCCTGTACGAGAACGCCGACCGAGAGGAGGCCGACCGTGTCACGCAATCGTGAGCTCATCGCTCTGTACGACGCCTACTGCCAA